GACGCCGAGAAGGCTGCAGCTGGTCATGCGCTACAGAGCGACAGCATGGACCTCAAAGAGGCTCAATTCGCTCACAAGCAACGCATAGACGAAGCGGAACTAGATGTTCTGCAGCGCACAGAAGATGTCCGTGGGATAGCAAGTCCCACGGGCTAAAAAAGAGACCGGCTTTCGCCGGTCCAAGTTTAGGGAGGAATAACATGTCAAATGTTCACCTCCATCTACGACCCAAATCATTTTTTGATTAGGGCAATTCCAAGGAGACATTATGGAAGACCAAGAAGAGCGGCTTGTCCAAATGGGCAACGCAGCTGAAGTGCTGCTCGATACAGAAGCCTTCAGCACAACAATCAACCAGCTGGTGGACGCTTCGTTCCAATCTTTCTCTAACTCAGCCGCTGGCGAGGTCGAGAAGAGGGAGCAAGCCTACCACCACTACCGCGCATTGGTGGATATCGTTTCGACACTGAAACAGCGTGTCCAAATCAAAGACGAGATCATCACCAAGGCAAACGATGACAACAATCAGACAGGAGAAGAGTGAGGACCATGATGAACGTCCTAGATAACACTTCACCACAAAGAGGGCCTCTCGAACTCGACGAGGCTCAAGACGCCATTCTGGCACGTTGGGCAGACCCTGATGAACAGGCATCTGAAGACGAAGAAGAGGCGGCTCTGGTCACCGATGAAGAGACTGACGGTGACACGGAGTTAGACGAGCAAGAAACCGAAGAAGTCGATCTTGAAGACGACACCGACCCCGAAGAAGACGAAGAAGAACCCGAAGACGAGGAGGAAACAGACGATGCTGAAGAAGCTGAACTATTGGCTGATGACGCAGAAGTCGAAATTCTTGTCGAAGGTGAAACGCATCGGGCAGCGGTTAAGGACCTCAAGCGTCTCTACGGGCAGGAAGCTGCGCTTACTCGTAAGTCTCAAGCCGTTTCGCAACAGCGTAAACAGGCAGAAGATGCGCTTTCTAAAAGCGACGCACTCATGCAAGCAATGCTTAAAAGAGCAGAGGATCGTTTCGAGCCTTACAGCAAGGTGGATATGCTTCTCGCATCCAAGACAATGGACGCGGAAGATTTTGCTGCGCTGCGCAAAGAGGCTCAGTCCGCACAAGAAGATGTCCTCTTCCTGAAACAGGAAGCTGACCAATTCTACGGCGACCTGCAGCGGCAACAACAAGCAGCACAGAAAGAAGCTGCTCGTGAAGCCGTGAAGGTACTAACCGAAACAATCCCTGACTGGTCAAACGAAACCTACGCCGACATCCGCTCCTATGCGGTGGCGCAAGGTTTGCCGGAAGAACAGGTGAATACAATCATCGACCCGGTGGTTGTGACGATCTTGAACAAAAGTCGGCTTTACGACCAAGGCAAGAGGGTAGCTACCGTGAAGAAGAAAGCAGCCAAGAAGAAGGTCCTGCGTTCACAAAAAGCACCCAATCAAAAGTCAGCCAAGAAGGCGAAAGTCGAGGCGGCTAGGCAGAAGATGCTTGAGAATGGCGGTAATGATCTGGACCAGATCGCCGCTGTCATCATGGGGCGTTGGGAAGAAGCGTAATTTAACCCCAACGACAGAAGAGGAATAGCCAAGTGGCGATTTTCAAAACCTACGAACAGGTGGGCTTGAAGGAAAATGTTTCTAGCCTAATCAGTGACATAACCCCAAGTGACTGCCCTTTCTACACCATGATTAAGACCGAAAAGGTCAACAATCGTGTTTACCAGTACCAGACAGATACCATCGCTTCAGCTGGCTCAAACGCACAGCTTGAAGGTTTCACCGCATCAGCTGGTACAGCAATCCCGACCACAATGATCTCCGGCAACACTCAGGTGCTGGCGAAGGTGTTTGAGGTCAGTTCCACCGCAGAATCCGTCTCGGCATATGGCCGTGCATCGGAAACTGCCCTGCAGCTGTCTAAGGCCCTTCGTGAGATCAAGCGTGACGCAGAATACGCTATGGTTGGCGCATCTAATGCGGCAGTCACAGGCAATGCTACCACGGCTCGTGAGATGGCATCCGCAGACGTACTGATCGACAGTAGCACCAGCGTTGACGCTGGCTCCAATGCTACTGACGCACTGACTGAGGCAAAGCTGCTGGACGCAATGCAAGCAGCCTACAACGAAGGCGCAGAGCCATCAGTGATGATGTGCAAGCCCGCCGATAGTTTGGTGCTTGCGGGCTTTACCGGCAGTTCGGGCAGGACCCGTAACTTCAACGACAACACCAAGACGCTGACCCATGTGGTCGACCTCTATGTGTCGCCGTTCGGTGAGTACAAGACTGTCCTGAACCGTCACCAGATGACGACCCATCTGTTCCTTCTGGACCCACAGATGTGGCGTACAGCTGAACTCCGTCCATTCACCCGTACCGCACTGGCCGTCACTGGCGATAGCCAGCGTCACATGGTAGTCGGCGAAATCGGACTGATGCACAAGAACCCGAAAGGGTCTGCAATGGTCACCGGCCTTTCATAAGGCTGTGAACTAATAGCGTGAGACGGGAACCACAGTTCGGTTCCGCTCTCCTTACGGACTGCCCGTCTCACTGCTTAACTACAAATTTTCCTGACATCCAGAAACCCGCGCCTCATAACCTTATCGAGTTCGTTTATTCGGTCGATTATCTTTAGGACAACCACGTTGTTTGACGTGGCGTGAGCTGGTTGTACGAAGTCGAAAACATAGACAGCAGCGTTCAGGCAAAGGCCGAAGGCCACTGCCAAACCAACACGCTTTACTGACTTCGACAGTCTCACCTCATAGACAACTTTGTTTTCCTTATCACCAGACATCTAAACCTCCTGAATTTTCAATTTCAGCGAGGCTATCACCTGTTCTTAGGAGAGAAAATGACCAACAACATCGACCTTGTCGGCGTCACGAACGACTTCGACGAGAAAGCAGGATATCTGGTTCGCGAAGACAGCCAGAACATCTCCGACACCCTTCTGACAAGCCTCAAAGACAAGCGGCACGAAACAGCGACCCAGCGTGAAGATGAGTTCATGCACGTTGCCTCGATCCCAGTGATCTTCGTCGACAAGTGGGCCAAGGAAGGCTTCGACATCATGCAACCCGGCGTGACCTACAAAGAGATCGTGGCACGTCTGAAAGCTGAGAACCTTGAAGGGTTCATGGCAACTGACAAAAGGATATGAGCGAATGTACGGCAAGAAGATCAAAGGCAAGGGAGGCCGCAAGAAGTGAGCCTCTACGAAAACATCCACAAACGGCGCAAGGCGGGAAAGAAACCACGCCCACCGGGCACAAAGGGTCGTCCCACAGACGCAGCGTTTCGTGCTGCCGCTAAGACAGCCAAGAAGAAGAAACCTCGAACGAAAAGGGCATAAAGATCAACTTAATCGGCAAACTCGATGTCCGTAACTTCGTACTCAACACGACCCGACCATTCGTCTCCAAGTTCACCCAGAGACATCACTTCGTCCTTTGGTGTCCGTCGAGTGTAATTAGGTTTTAGAGGTTCTTTGCCAAACAAGGTCAAGAGCGGGCGAAACTTCGACTCGCCAAATCTTATGCCCAACTTGTCGAGGACGTAAAACGTCACTTCCAGTTTAACTACGGTCTCAGGGCCAAAGTTTTTCACTGCATACTGAACTCCGGGCGAGCCGTCTTCGTTCAGAAGGGTGCTGAAGTAACGACTTTCGACATCAAAAACACGGATGTGTTCGTCGATGTACTTCTGTTTGGCGGCATCAGTCTTTGGAGCCTCATGTGCCAGTGCTGACAAAGTTAGCATCACGGACAGAAGCGCGAATACTGAACCCAAAAGTTTCATTTTCCCACACCCAGACAGGCTCCCACATGAACTACGGTGACATAAAATCACACTTCAACGACCTACTCAACAGGTCCGACATTACCACTGCACTTACGACCCGTTTCCTAGACCAAGGTATCGCCCGTATCCAACGCCAACTTCGGACACCAATGAACGAGAAAGTCCGTAATTACTCGATCACCTCGCAAACAGCGTCTGTGACCGTGCCTAACGACTTCATCGAGTTGGTATCCCTCTACTACGACGACAGGGAACTTCGTCGGTTACCAATGTCTGCTTTCAGACCGATGGTAAGCAGTGCCTACGAAGGCAAGCCTATCTACTTCACCAGACAGCAAGCCGACCTGCTCCTGCACCCCCAGCCAGCCAGTGGGACGCTGACGATGATCTACTATGGCGAGTTCGACGCTATGTCGGCAGACAGCGACGAGAATATCCTAGCCAAGGCCGCACCAGACTTAGTCGTCTATGGCGGGTTGACCTTTGCAGCCGACTTCTACCTCGACAATCGGGCTGAAGTCTTCGAGCAGAAGTTCAATCAGTTTCTAGGCGAGGTGCAAGAACAAGCAAACGATCAGGAATTGTCAGGCGGAACCAATTCAATCCGTCCTGCTTACGAATATGGAGATGTCTGATGAGCAGCTTCTTCAAGTCGTCGGGTAGTGTCGACAGCGAGAACACTCCCCAATCCAGCAGCAGCACATCGTCAAACACAGAAAACAACACCGCTGTATCATCGTTCTTCAAGACGAGCGGAGCCAATTCGACAGACGAAGCCACCATCCAATCTTCTGTTGATGCAGCGGCTGCAAGCCAAGCAGCAGCGGCCACCAGTGCAACCGCTGCAGCCAGCAGCGCATCAGCCGCTGCCGCCAGTGAAAGTGCGGCGGGTTCTAGCGCGACCACTGTCAGTGCTAAGTTCGGCGGCATCACGACCTCAACGACCACCGG